TTCATCCAGGGTTATAAATCTTATTCGCCGGCAATCCGCGAATTCGAGGTAGCGGCGACCGAAAGCCGGATCGTGCATGGCGGCCATCCGGTGCTGCGCTGGTGCATTTCCAATACCGTGTTGCAGCACCAGCCAGGCACGCCGCAGGGCAATCGCAAGCCGGAGAAGCGGCGCACCTACGGCCGCATCGATTTGGCGGTGGCGGCCTTGATGGCGATCGGCATTATGAAGACCTCGGGCGCCGAACTAGATATCTCGGGAATGATAGGCTGAAACAATGAAACGCGCCTCTCCCATTCGTTCCCGACGGAGTCAAGGTCATGGCCGTCACATGGCCACTGTTGAGGCCTGAAGTGATCAAGGCCGGCTAGAGGAAATCCAATCATGCGCAAGATCGAGAAATCGGCGCCGCCACCCGGCGGCGAGCCCGATGAATTTGTGATGAGCGACAATTCGGTCGATCGCATGGGTGATGTGGTCGAGGCGTCGGGTTGGCAGCTCGATCGGATCAAGAGCGATCCGCCGGTATTGTTCAATCACAACAGCAATCAGATCGTCGGCCGCTGGACAGATATCCGAAAAACCGGCAATCAGTTGATAGGCCGCATCGCCTGGACCAATTCCGACAAGTGGCCGATGGCGCAATATATTCGCGATCTGGTGCGCGAGGGCATTCTTCGCACCGTGTCGGTCGGTTTTGCGCCGGTCGAGCGGCAACCACTGACTAAAGACGCCAGCGAGGAATTCGGGCCGTGGCGCTTTACCAAGAGCGAGCTGCTTGAATGCTCCCTGGTGGCGGTACCGGCGAATCCCAACGCCATGGCGGTCGCCAGGCAGCTCGCACTGCCATCTGAATTTGTCGCGGAAGTCTTCGGCGAGCCAGCACGAAGCTCCGTGGCCAAAACCGGCAAGCCTGCCAAATCCCTCGTGCCAAGAGGCGCGAATAATATGATGACGCTTTCCCAGAAGATTCAGGCCGCTCAGAAAAGGATTGTCGGCCTGCGCGACGAACTCACTGATCTTGTCAGCAAGGATGATCTCAGCGATGAGGAAAAGAAATATTCCGACGAATTGCCCGACATGATCGAGGCCGAACAGAACGAACTTAATGCTCTGGAGAAGAAGGAAAAGAGTCTCGCGGTGCGGATCGGCACCCCCTCGGCGCCACACTCGGCGCAAGAGATCATTGCCCCGGCCTCCCCGGCATTCAGTATGCCGAAGAAGAAAATCGAGCCAGTCAATTACGCCTACCGGGCAATGGCGGTGGCGCTGCGCTCGTTTGCATCGCAGACCCACCCTGATCAGGTGCTGCGCAACATGTACGGCGACGACGAAGGCACGCAAATCATATTGCGCGCCGCAGTCAATCCAGCCGCGACCGGTACCGCCGGTTATGCTGCTGAACTGGTGCAGACGACCTATAGCGGCTTCCTCGATCGGCTGATCGCGAATTCGCTCTATGGGCCATTGTCGGAAACCGGCATGCGAATCGATTTCGGTTCCAATGGCGTGGTCAAGATTCCAACCCGCACTGCTACCGCGAAAGCGGCGGGGGCGTGGGTCGGGGAGGGGTCACCCAAGCCGGTCAAAAAGATTTCGCTGGCTCCGATCACTATGACGCCAACCAAGCTCGCCGTCATAACCACGTTTACCGAGGAAATGGCCTTCTACAGCACGCCCGCGATAGAGGGGATTCTGCGCAAGGCCATGACAGACGATACGCAGGAATCGCTCGATGGCTTCCTGATCGACAACGTCGCGTCTTCGGGCAGTCGGCCTGCCGGTCTGCTCAATGGAGTTACTCCGGTTGCGGCATCCTCGGCGTCGACGACGGTTCAGAAGATCGTCGATGATCTCAACGCCTTGATCAAACCGATGGAAGCGGTCGGCGGCGGCGGCAAGATCGTGTTGATGGTCAATCCGGCGCAAGCCCGGTCCCTGACCATGGCAACGACCACGACCGGCGATTTCGTGTTCGATGGATTGGCACAGGCCGCAGGCAAGTTCGGCATTGCCCGGATTGTCGCATCCAGAACCGTTCCGGTGGGCACGGTGATCGCAGTCGATGCCGAATGGTTCGCTACTGCGACCGGAGACACGCCTCGCTTTGCGGTTAGTAATGAAGCCACATTGCATGAAGAGGACACCACACCGCTCGCTCTCGGCACGGCCGGTTCACCGAACGTGGTGGCGGCGCCGATGCGATCATTATTCCAGACGGATTCGATCGCTATCCGATTGTCGCTCTACATCACCTGGGCGATGACACGGGCCTCGATGGTGCAAACCATAACGGCCGTGGGGTGGTAGAGTTTCCCCTGAAAGGAGATCTGACATGACCGACGAAACCACGGAAGTCCAAGTAATCCTTGGACCATACCGGGACAGCCGGCTGACGATGTCGACGGCCGATGCCACGGCCGCCATCAATAACCATTGGGCGGTCGATCCCTTCGCCCCGCTCGATGAGCATCCGCACGATCCGCTCACCGAGCAAGAGCGCCAGGACGCCTATGAAGCGTCGATGACGTGGGCTAAGGCGCAGTGGGGCGAGCCGCCGCCGCCGGAACCACCCACGCCGCCGGAAACGGAAACGCATAAGCGCGATATGACGCCACAACATAAGGGAGAATACGAGACCAAGACGTCGGCGCCCACACCCCCAAGGCACAGATGAATCCACTCTCCGTATTGGCTGCGCTGACTCCCTGGCGCACCAAGACTAACCCGGCCGGCGAGGGCAATCCCCACGCCGGCCCGTATAATATCCTGGGCCAGGGCTGGCTGCCGGATGCCTGGGGCCGCAATGCCAATTTCTGGCAGATGGATTACGATCCATTGCCGGGACCGTCGTCCTCGATTGTCGAGGCTTGTGTCTGGGCCTATGCCCGCGCCATTGCGCAACTGCCAGGCTACCACAAGCGCGACACCGGGGACGGCGGCAACGAGATTGTCACGACGTCGGCGTTGTCGCGGCTGTTGCGGACGCCAAACAATTACATGACGTCGAGTGATTTTCTGGTGCATCTGATCCGATCGCTGCTGTTGACCGGAAATTCCTATTGGGTTGCAGAGCGCAATTCGCGCAGCGAGGTCACGGCGCTGCACTGGACCGACCCGCGGCAATGCTATCCAGTGGAAGTGCTGGTGGAAGGCCAGGCCTTTCGTGAGGTGTTTTATCAGATCGGCTTTAATCCGCTGACCGGCCTGTTTGATCGCGGCAGCTTGGCGATTCCGGCGCGGGATGTATTTCACATCAGACTGGCGACGCCGCGGCATCCTTTGATGGGCGAAACTTGGCTGGCCTCGCTTCGAAACGAGCAAGCAACCCGCGGCGCGATCATGACGACCTCTGCGGCGCTCACTTCCAATATGAGCCGACCATCAGGCGTGCTGACCAGCGACCGGGAATTGACTGGCGCCCAGATCCAGGAATTGCGCGCCAAATGGAACGAGCAGGCGGTCGGGTTGAATTCCGGCGGCGTCCCGATCCTTGGCTGGGGCCTGAAATTCCAGCCGCTGTCGGTCTCCAATGCGGATGCGCAAACCATCGATATGCTGAAAATGACGGATCAATCGATCGCCGCGGTGTTCGGTGTGCCGATGATTCTGCTTGGTGTCAACGATACCGCCACGCAAAAGTCGAGCGAAGCCGTGATGGCGGAATGGCTCGCAGCCGGCCTCGGCTGGCTCATCAACCACATCGAAGTCAGCACGGATGCTTTCATCGGCCTGAACGACATCACGGCGGGCCGGGAATGGACCGAATATGATACCAGGGTGCTATTGCGCAGTGCGTTCAAGGATCGGATCGAGGGCCTCGTCAGGGGCGTTCAAGGAAGCGTGTATTCGCCGAACGAGGCGCGGGCTCTGGAGGGGCTGCCGGCGGCCGAGGAGGGTGATGAGCCAAGAGCGCAGGCGCAGCTAGTGCCATTGTCAGCCGCCGCGGATCTGCCTGTGATGCCCGCCGCGGCGCCAGCGGCACCATCAGCGCCGACCACGGCCAATGATAACGCCGCGACACAAACGCCGGAAGAACAGAAGGCATATGCGGCATTTTTGCTGCAAAGGGCAATGAACCATGCCGCTGGATGACAGAGCTATCATCGCCGCGGTCGGCGAGGTGCTGGCGCAAGAGCGAGCGCAACGGATTGCACTACAGGCT